GCAACTCTTATGATTCAATTCAAGTACGCCTTCGCTGTACTGTCGTTCTAGCCAACGCTTGAACTGAATAAATTCAATGTCTCGATCATCATGGAATACTTCTATCCAGACTTTGAAATGGAAAATGTGCCTGTGCGGCACACCTAGAAAACTTACATCGTCCCAGCCGCCTGTGGCTAACTTAGGATCAGTATCGGCACCCGGATACATATGGATGCCTTCTTTTTGAAATGTAACCCAAATAGTTTTCATTCTTTGTCCTTAGTCTCTTTTTCTCTAGCACGCCTTAACAGCTCTTCGTGGATTTCGTAATCGTAGTATTTGCCTGTTTCTTTTCTCAAACGATTTCTTTCTGAGATATATTTGTTTGATTCCCATAAAAACCAAGTTAAAACGGAAAAGAAAACAAATGCGGCTAAGCCAACTATAATGTTAATAATTATTTCCATTACTTTCTAAACTCCTGCTCTATTTGTTCTAACTCTTCAGGAAACTTAGCACCGCACTTACGAATAAACTTTAGAAACTTCATAAAAACTTCTTGTAGTTCTTCTTCTGTTTCTAAACTATCAATCTTTAACGTGGTACTTACTACTACTCCATCATCGTCACATTCTAATTTTATATTCATATATTTTATAGTACTATACCTTTGGATAAAGGTCAAGTAATTACTTCATCCTTAGTGTATTTAGACCAATCCGTAAATTGTTCTCTGTTTTGTAGGCTGTGTACGCTGTGACACCAAACACCCGGATTAGATTCTTTAAATCCTTTGTCGTCAATCTTAACTGTAGCATTATAATTGTATAATCTAATATAGGGTAGCTTAACACTAATCATGGGGATGAAGTTATCATATTCATTCCAGCCATTATCGTGGAACCACGGATGATTAGCATATTTGCTGTCAAAATCTAATGTAACCCAAATACCATCTTTTAGTAATCCGGTAACTAACTTATCCCAATTCTCCCATTCTTTCTCATTGGGCGCAAAACTTTGATTAGCACCTAGATAGATATGTGGACATTTATTGTTTAACGCACGAGCTAAAATTTCTTCCTTGGGCTGTAGTCCTACAACAAATAGAGTTCTCTGTCCATATGCAGGTGTATGCTCTACTTCAGTTCCAATAAAGAACTTTGTGCTATCGTCATGACCGTCTCTATTCTTCACCAAAGCCTCCCATCATTGCAGGATCAAGCATTTCTTCTTCTCTGCTAACAGTCTCGTCGTGTACTGCGGTTGACGCTTCTTCAAAGAAACTTGTATCGAGATGTGTTTCAGTAGCATAGCTACCAAAGCTAATTTCTTCTAGGAACTTGCTGTACTTGTCAATAAGTTCGTATGGATTAGGACATGCCGGATCTAATACTTCTTGTACGAAACTATCAAAGTATACCACACTATACGGAATATATGGGCTAAACTCGTTTGTTCCTTTATTGGTCTTGTCATTGATCCAATCACTATAATGTACATTAGCACGATACTTTTCCATATCAGCTAAACGATTAGCTTCCTGAACCGCAGTGATATGATTGTACACGCTATGAGCCATATAGTAAAGATAGCTCTGTGTGTCCCAGCTGGTACTTTCTTTTGTCTTGGCTTTGTCGTTACGATCTAAGTCACCCTCTTCCATGCAGCAGATATCACCTGCAACAAGGCGTTCCATAATCGGACCATTGAACGGCATAGGCAATGTACTGCCCTTGAGCTTCTGATTATCAAATGCTCGGTTCATAAAGTAACCAAAACGCTTGGGCGAGAAGTAGTTGTAGCTGTAGCACTGACCGTATGCAGTATTCACAAACGGACTAGCTGCGTCAAAACTAATTGTAATATTAGGACTATCATGCTTACGAAGCATACGCTGAATGCTGGTAAGGTAGCAAGCCCAATTCAATTTACCTGTACCAAGGAAGTGAATCCAACCCTTACCTTCTAAGAGACCATCTTCGCGTAACTTAAGGATACGCTTAAGGGCGATGGGCATGTTACGCATGTTAATACCTGCGAACGCATAGCCTTCTAGGGTGCGGTCTGCATCGCCATAATTAGCAGCAACAAATTTTGGATCGCTAAAATGCTTTACGCTTTCATACCAATCATCTGCACTCTTTTGATCAGTACCTGAAAGAACATTAAGAAACTTAGTTTTACCAGGTACACGATTGCGTACAAAGTAATCTAGGTTCAGCATACTAATATCAATAGTATCTTGAATCTTTGTAAGACCAGTCTTTTTATTATATGGGGGAACGGCAGCGAAGCCTGGAATATCCAGGGTCATAGCCCAATCTGCTGTGTGTTCAAGCCAGCGTAGAATCTTTTCGCAAAGTTCTAAGCGACTTGGATCATTAGGATCTTTAGCGTTAGACCAATCAAGTTTTAGCACACCACTAGCAACCTGGAACCCACCAGAGTCGCCTAAAATAGTTGTGTAACTGCGGTCCCGCAACTGTACCATTGGTTCTTCGGCATCGCTGCGAGAAGGATCCAAGTGTGCGTGACCTGCTGAGTATAGTCCGTATGGATAATGGTAATAGGACTGATCCTTTTTAAGGAAATCAAGTCCTGCATTACCTAATTCAAACCCAGCTGGTGTACGCCAGTCACTAGGATTAGCTAGTGTCTTTTGTAGTTGCTTGGTATAGAAACTGCTGATAGCAGGCAAATATACCGCATAATCACTCTGACGCTTACCTAAATCTTTCATATTAACCCTTTGCTGGTAGTAGGTATGTATACTCGCCTAGTCCGCTCAATACCTTAATCTGTAGCAAACCCTTGTTGTTGATGCTTAGTACGATGTTTGCACTATCACCTAGGCGCAGGATCTTTAGCACAATGTCTAAAGGCCAGCGGAACTCGTGTGTGATATCGCCATCAACACCTTCTGCAATAAGAATCTTTGTACGGTCACTTACACCATCACCAATGTGAAAGTACAGTTTGCCATCCTTGGTCTTTGGAGCAAAGTTAGCCTCATATGCACCAAGTACGCTGTTGAAGTAACCGAGATCCTTTAGGTTCTTTGCTGTCGGAATGATGTTAACATCAAACTCTGCACCCTTAAACTTGATTTCCTTTAACTGCTGATTAACAACATCAGCGAGCATAAAGCGATAGTGTGCATCGGTACCGTCAGCAGCAACAAACTCAACTTCAACGGGAACATCTTCACCGTTGCGATTCTGCGTTGTTACTTGAACAGTTGCACCCTCATCGTCAAAACCTGGATATTGCAAGTAACCCTGCAATACACCCATACGGCTTAGACCAATGGTAGCGTCAATAAAGTCTGGTACAGGGTTTACAGTCTTACCCTTAAAGATAACAGTTTTTTCTCCGTCAACAGTTTCAACAGATGTTTCTTCCATTGTACCTGAGATCTTTACCATTTCAAAAATACCCAAACTATGGGTATGCTTTAGCACATCCTTTAGGGTGTCTTTAATATAATTATTCTTAGCCATGTTTATTCGCGCTCCATTGATGATGCTTCTTTAATTAGTTCTACAAGCTCTTCAATTGAATTACAGGTAATTTTTGCTGTAGCCCAATCATCCTTTTTATTCTGTCCGCCAATTTCAAGCATGAAGCCATTGTCGTACATGTTAACACTAAAGTTGTCATTTACTTTTGCAAGTTTGTCTGCAATCTTAGTTACTTTTGCCATTATGATTCTCCTAGATTTTGTTTAGTATACATTAATATTTAGATCTGTCAAGTGAAATCATACACTTTTCTTTGACTAAAATTCAAAAAACTCACCAAATGCCTCACTCTCTTTGGTTCTATCCAAATCCCATCCCATTTGTCCTAGCACATTTTGTATCTTTTTGTCTAGTACAGCAGTCTCCATTTCCACTTCATCAAACGGTAGTTCTTTAAACCATTGAGGAAGATTGGTCTCATCAGTGGGATATGCAATACTCTTATATCCCATTGGGTTACTTTTTAGTCTGCAAACAATTACTTTAGCACCATCCATGATAGTTGTACTGTATGCGTCACTGTGTGCTTGTTTTAGCTGATTCCAATTGATACTTGCTCTAACATGACCTGGTATAGTACCATCTTCAATTTCTTCTGCAATTTCTCTTAGCCGCTGTAGACGAATGTTCTTTTCGTTTGCTTGTTTCTTTTCAATCTTTTTAGTATACTGTGTGAGATTATTCACACGCTTGGGCATACCCTTCTTCCAGGGCTCAATACTTTGGAAATCCTTTTTGAACTGTTTGATATATTCAATGACTTCTTTTTCGCCCTTGCCACTAAGGGCATCAAACAATATCTTTTCTAGAAAGTCTTGTACAAATTCAGGTGTATCACTACGCTTGATTTCCATGCCCATAACCTTGAGCTTGCCACCATCAGGTTGATAACCTTCAATGTCCCAACAGTTGATAGCATAACGCTTTTTAGTAATAAACAATCCGGCTCGCCCAACTACTTCTCGGCCAGCTTTTAATACTTCGCCAGCTATCAACGGAACATTAAAATCTTGTTTTAGAAATTCTGGAAATGTGTCGCTTACTGTGTCGCTAACATGGTCATATAGTTTTACTGCACTTTCTAGATCTAATTCTGTATCTTTTGGTAGTGCAGGAGTGGCGGTAAAGTATACCGAGTCAGTGTCACCATAAATAATGCATGGCCCTAAGTGATCGTACTCGCCTGTGAGCAGCTCGTTGGTTTTAGCAGCCATGTGTCGCGTAATACGTCGACCAGTTAGTGTCGTACTTTGACCAATACGCTTGTCAAAGAAGCGGCATCCTGGATTCAAAATAGCGCCATACAAGCTGTTCAAGTTAATCTTTTTAACTAGCTGACGCTTATCCCAGTAAGCCTTTTCCTCTGATGTAGTTGCTTCTTTCTTTTTCTTTTGTAGATCTTTACGCTCACTGTACCAACGCTCTAGTAATCCGGGAACAATACCCTGTACATCTGTTTTAAAGATAGTGCCGTTGGCACTGATGTTCCACGGCTGGCCACTTTTAAATACTAGATTGTAGATATCTGCCCCGGTACATTCCAGTCGCTCACCACCCTCAAGTTCTAATACCAGCGGATGATTGATGTCTTTGTCAATGACATATTCAAATTCATTTGTACCAAATTTACCTGACCATGCATCAGCAAAACTCATCTTTTGCAAACGCATTTTACTTTGGATTTCTTCATCAGTGTATACGGGTTTAATTTGTCCTACAATAGTTTCAGGCGCCATATTAAGAGCACGGAATACTGATGGATACAGTGAATTGATATCCATACTGCCCACCCACTCGTGGTATCCTTTCTTTGGAAAGGCTACATACGCACCTGCTGCTTGTGTGTCAGCATTATCACTGCTACGAATTCTATCAGGTACAACAAAACCTCGTCGATGTGCTTCGTTGATAATAGCTTGTTCTGTGGTTGCCACAGCACCCATTGTTGTGGGCAGTAACACAGTATTATCGTGTGCAATTGTGTTTGCTAGGTCAATGAACTGTAGCTTCTTATCTAACTTATTAAGTAGCATAGTATCTTGAATGTTATAATCTAAAAACTTTTTAAAGTCGTGATTATATAAGCGATCTAAGCTGCCTTCATATGCAACCTTGCGTTCACCGATCTCCATCTCACCAATATAGTCTAGTCGATAACTGTGACGCTCTTCGTAATTGTATTTGCGATACAGTTGCATATAGTCTAAATGCACACGACCAACTAGGTCATAGGTTTGGCGTTCACTACCAAACGCTTCATACATTCTTTCTTTTGGCAATTGGTCCCAAAGACATAAGCGTCTTGTATCGTTTCGACTCAATACCTTAACAATTCTATTAGTTGTGTAAGGAATATCGTAACCTTCACTGTTCCAACCGCTTAAGATGTCTGCGTCTTCGATTAACGATAAAAATACTTCGAGCATTTCTTTTTCTGTTTGAAAAAGCATGACCTCAGGTATATCTTTAGCAATATTCTGTGCTTGTTCCCAACTAAGAGTCTTAGGAGGGACCGCTAAACAGATCATTGCGTCGAGCCATTGCAGGTACACACCAATGGCAGTAATTGGCATGAATGCATCATCGGGACTTGCATAACCCCTCAGAGGATCAAAGTCTACCTCAATGTCAAAAAATGCTGTTTGAAGTTTAGGCGGCTCAACACCGTTGTAGTGTTTTGCGATTGTCTTATTAAGAGGCTTGATGTCGCTTTCAAATGTTCTGTTTGAACTATTGATTGCAACATTCTTGCGAAAGTCCTTAAATGACTTGCACCTTAGCTCAGTAACAGGTTCGCCGTAAATACTACGGCGACTGCCTTTTGGATCTGCAACATAAAAATTATATTCGGGACGGTGTTCTACTAGTATTCGTTTACCGTTAACACGCTCTGCAACATATACCAAGTCTTTGTTTTTGTCGTAGAAGGCATCTACATAACTCATTAATCAATTACTCCAAGCATCATTTCTGGCTGACGCAATACCTAATTAATATACTATTCTAACAAACTTTTGACAAAATGTCAAGCAATTTAAAGCGTCTTACCAACCGCCTCTAGAATAGTTTCAAGTTCATCGAACTTATCACGCTCATCACCTAGTGATGCTTTATGTGCTACCTTAATTGCCTTAGTTAATGTAGCAGGCTTAAGATCCATTTCTTCTGCGATTGCTTTAACTGTATCGCGAAGACCGTCTTTTAGTGTTTCAATTTCGTAAGTTACTTGCATACCTTCTTCGATAAGTCTCTTAAGGCGTGCCTTTTCTTCTTCATTGAACGTTCTATTAAAAGCCATTTGTTACCTCTTCTGTGTTGTAATGTTAGTATATATGTTAAGCTGCTCAGGTTCTTCGGGAATATTGGCGTTCACATCTACATAAAAAGAAGTTTTGAAACCCGGAAATGGGTGAAAAGAAATTTGTTCTAAAATTGATCTATTAGTAATTCTTTGTCCATCAGGACCAAACGCAATAAAACTGTCGCCAATAAAATGAACTTCAACTCGCACTTAGTAAATTTCTCGCCATTGAATAGTAGCACCAACTTGTGTTGATTGGCTATTACTCAAATTGGTAACAACTACTGCATATATTTCGCTATCGGTACTGTCAAAGTTTTGAACAATGTAATTCTTTTTAGCAGAACTTGGCGTACTAAGTTGTGTTGTATTACCACTACCATTTGATGTTCCTGCAGGAGA